GCTATACTTATACACGGTGCGAACATGTGGGGAGTAAAAGGTACACGAGAAGAAAGACTTGAGTGGGTAGGTAAACGACAGAAGTTTATATTGGAAGCTGCGAATGATCCACACGGTACAGATTGGTGGACTGATGCAAGTGATCCGTTTTGTTTCCTTCGCTTTTGTTTGGAGTTTAAGCAATTCACAGAAGAGGGGTACGGATACATGAGTTATCTACCTGTTCGTCAGGATTGTAGTAACAACGGTATGCAAATCCTTTCGTTATTACTACGGGACAAAGAGATCGGACGCATGTGTAACCTTGTTGAAGAGGACCGAGCTAACGACATGTACCAAGAGTTTGCTGACCGTGTGTACGATGAGCTACAGGCAGACGGAGGTGTGCTTGCACAGGAGTGGTTAAGGTTTGGTATCAGCCGGAAGTTAGCGAAGCTTGCCATCATGAACAGACCTTACGGTGCTACCCACTACAACCTCGTACAAGATGTATTTAAAAGTATCGGAGTGAACCACAACTGGTCATCGACTGGTGAGATGTTAACTGCTGTTATCTATTTATGTAAGATCGTCAATCGATTAGCAGATCAAACGTGTCGCCCAGTAAACAGAGTGATGAAGTTCTTACGTGAATGTGTACGATCATTAGGGTGCGATGAACCGATCACTTGGTCCACACCTACAGGATTCAAAGTGGTGCAAAGCTACCGTAAGTATAAGAAGTTACAGGTAGAGTCTGTGTTTCAAAACATGAGCATCAGTATAACAACAGATGAACTAGCAGATAACATAGATGAAAGGGGACAATGCAACGCCATCACTGCTAACTTTATCCACAGCTTAGATGCGTGTATCGTACATCAAGTTGCAAACAAGGTTGACTTTGACCTCGCTACTATACATGACTGTTTCGTGACCCACGCTTGTAATGTACGCAGAATGAATACAATAGTACGAGAAACATATACAAACACTTTCACTGTTGATCTCTTAGGCGAGTTCCGTGCGGAGCAAATCAACAACAACCCAGATGCAGTACTGCCTGATGTGCCGGAGCTTGGAGACTTAGATGTGTCCGCAGTTAAACGCCAGCAGTATCTGTTATCTTAATAACCAATAACACACGAAGAGAAATGGTAAAAGCACGTAAGAAACACGACATAATAAAAGCACAAGGCACAGCTAGATATGCCCACTTGAATGAACCGAATAAAAGGTTTGATGAGTACGGCGTATGGAGTTGTGATCTTGTTATCGACGAAGAAACAAAACAAGGAATCGTACAGAAGTTAAAGCCTATCTATGAGGCTGAGTTACGAGACATCATGGAAGCTAATCCCGGCAAGAAGATCGAGCAGAAGGGGTTACCTTTTACTGAGGTAGATGGCGGACACATGTTGAAAGCCAAGCTGAAAGCTGGAGGTAGAAGACGGGACGGTACAGAGTACGAGTTATCTATCGCTCTGTTTGATGCCGCTGGTAATAAGTTACCTGAAGATGTACAAGTATGGGGTGGTTCCAAAGTGAACGTAGCATTCCGTCCGAAGTTCTGGTACGTAGCTAGTCAGGGGTTTGGGGTGACCTTTGAATTGTCTGCTGTACAAGTGATCGAACTATCCAACGGTGGTGTAAACACTCCAAGTGCAGATGCATTCGGGTTTACTTCGGAAGAAGGATACATCGCTAATGGAGGTGAAGACTTGACCGGAGCATTTGATGCGGAAGAAGAAGAGACAACGCTCACAGCGAACTTCTAATTACCGATCCGGATTCGAAGCTACACTAGCTAACCAACTTAAGCGTGGTGGTGTTAGCTTCCAATACGAGTCGATCAAGTTAGAGTACACAAAGACTGCTACTTATACTCCTGACTTCATACTACCTAACGGCATCATCATAGAAGCTAAAGGTGTATGGACGGTGGAGGATCGGAAGAAGCATTTACTAGTCCGAGAGCAACATCCACACCTAGACATAAGACTAGTATTTATGAATGCTTCCAACAAGATTCGTAAGGGAAGTGACACCACCTACGCTGTTTGGTGCGAAAAGAAAAACATACAATATGCAAATAAAACTATACCAAAATCATGGCTTTCACAACCACCCATCAACCATGCAGTAAGTGCGGAAGTTCAGACGCCCTCTCCACAAACGACGACGGTAGCACCCATTGTTTCAGTTGCGACGATCACCGTGGAGCCGGACGAATGAAGAATGAATCAACCTCCCCAACACCGAGAGATTATGTAAGAGGAGAACCAGAAGCAATAGCACGACGCAACCTCACCGAAGACACTTGTCGGAAGTGGGGCTACTGGTGTGGTGTGTATAACGGTGAACCTGTACAGATAGCTAACTATAAAACACGAGACGGTAAGACATGCGGACAAAAGATTCGTACACCTAACAAGAAGTTCCACATTAAAGGTGAGCTACTAGGATTGTACGGTCAGCACCTGTGGCGAGACGGCGGTCGTCGTGTTGTTGTAGTGGAAGGAGAGATCGACGCTCTTAGTACCAGTCAAGCTATGGATAACAAGTGGCCCGTCGTATCTGTACCGAACGGAGCAGGAGCAGCTAAGAAATATGTAGCTCAAGCAATCGATTGGTTAGATCGTTACGAACAAGTGGTCTTCTGTTTTGATATGGATGATGTCGGACGAAAGGGAGCAGCAGAATGTGCAGCCCTCTTAACACCCGGCAAAGCGTACATCGCAGAGATACCACTGAAGGACCCGTCGGATATGTTAGTAGCTGGGCGAGCAAAGGAGTTAGTCAGTTGCTTGTTCGACGCTAGGGAGTACAGACCAGACGGCATCGTAAACGGTAAGGAGTTGTGGGATGTTATCGCTGACAAGCAACACAGTAAATCTATACCTTATCCGTATGCGGGACTGAACGAGCTGACACTAGGACTTAGACAAGGAGAACTTGTTACCGTGTGTGCAGGTAGTGGTATCGGTAAGTCGTTATTCTGTAGAGAGATAGCACACCACATACTACAGCTTGGAGAGAAGGTAGGATACATAGCTCTTGAAGAATCGGTACGACGCACAGCTCTTGGTATCATGGGCATCCACATAAACAAACCTATCCACCTTGAGGAAGACGATACAAGTGAGGAGGTACTGCGACCAGCGTTTGAAGAGACGGTAGGTAACGGAAACTTCTACACTTACGATCACTTCGGCTCGATGGATAGCGACAACTTACTAGGTAAGATAAAGTACTTGGTTAAGGGGTACGATTGTAAGTGGATATTCTTGGACCACCTATCGATTGTTGTGAGTGGTATCCAAGGAGACGACGAGCGACGATTGATCGACAACACCATGACCAAGCTACGTTCTTTAGTCGAAGAGACAGGATGTGGTATGGTACTTGTCAGTCACTTGAAGCGTGTCGATAGTGGACACGAAGAGGGAGGACGAGTAAGTCTGCACCACCTAAGAGGTAGCCAAGCAATCGCACAGCTGTCGGACATGGTGATCGGTCTGGAACGTAACCAACAATCAGAAACAATAAGCAACGAGACACGAGTCCGAGTACTGAAGAACAGATTCAGCGGACAGACAGGACACTGCGACACACTCTACTATAGTGGAGACACTGGACGGTACACTCCTGATGTGTTCAAACCAACTAATGATGAAACCAATAACCCATTCTAAATATGACACGAACACTATTCTTTGATATAGAGACCAACGCCATTAACGATTGGTCCACCTACTCAGACCTTCACACCGTACACTGTCTATCTATCTACGATCCTATGATCCCTAAGATGCTGACGTTTCACGGGGAAAGTATAGAGCGTGGATTACTTGAGCTACAGAAAGCAGATCGTATCGTCGGACACAACGTCATTGACTTCGATATACCAGCACTCAAGAAGCTGTACGGTTTCTCACCACCACTGATTAAAGTATTAGATACATTAGTAGTTAGTCGATGTGTGTTTCCTGATCTACGGAACGATGACTTCGGACGGAACGGATTCGATAAAGCACTCGTTGGTAGTCACTCGTTGAAAGCTTGGGGACACCGGATGGGTAGCACAACTAAGCTGACGTACGGAGAGGAAGACGGAGCGTTCAACAGCTACAACGAAGAGATGCGTAAGTACTGTGAGCGTGATGTTATTGTTACTCAGTTACTGCACGACTTCCTATTCAAGCACAAGCCAAGCAAAGAGATGATAGCTATAGAACATTGGTTCAGGTTTGTTATCAGCTTGCAAGAGCGACACGGGTTTAAGTTTGATCTGGATAAAGCAGACTTACTGACTGCCAAGCTGATGGGTATCCGAGCGAAGCTGACCACTGACTTACAGAATCAATGGAAACCTACAGAGGTAGAGATGAAGAGTCCAGCTGGTTGGACACTACAGATTGTAAGTGACGATAGTGTAGAGGTTATCCAACGTAAGACAAAGAACGAATTGAAGCAGGAGCTGAAGAGTCGTGGTTTGAAACAGACGCTGGTAAAGGATGCTAAGAAACAAGGCAACGCAGTGAAAGAGATACCGTTCAATCCGGGTAGTCGTAAGCAGATCGCTGAACGATTGATGGCCCTTGGATATGAACTGCCTACTGAGAACGACGGAGTATCTTATAAGGTAGATGAATCTGTATTACGTGGTATCGACCACCCTATAGCAGAGGATTTGTTATCGTATCTACTCGTACAGAAAAGACTAGGTCAGTTAGCCGAAGGACAACAAGCGTGGTTGAAGTTACAAAAGAACGGAGTGATCCACGGTAGCGTCAACACCAACGGAGCAGTTACTGGTAGATGCACACACAGCAATCCAAACGTAGCACAAGTACCAAGTGTACGAGCTGACTACGGATCGGAGTGTCGTGAGTTATTCACAGTGCGTAACGGTTACAAGTTAGTAGGGTGTGATGCATCTGGACTTGAGCTTCGTATGCTTGCCCACTACATGGCGTTCTACGACGGTGGACAATACGCTAAGATCGTGACCGAAGGAGATGTACACACAGTCAATCAACAGGCAGCAGGACTAGAGACACGAGACCAAGCTAAGACATTCATCTACGCCCTATTATACGGAGCAGGTGATGAGAAGATTGGTAACATAGCAGGTGGTAACGCACAGCTTGGACAGAAACTAAAGCGTAAGTTCTTCAGTAGTCTACCAGCACTCGCTCGTTTACAAGCTGATGTACAACGAAAAGTAAAACACGGTGGAGAGTTGATTGGTTTAGACGGACGCATCCTTCCGATACGCAGTAGTCACGCAGCCCTCAACATGTTATTACAATCAGCTGGTGCAGTCGTTATGAAAGTAGCACTGATCCAACTGTTTCATTTGTTGAACGGATTGAGGTGGCAACACGGTAGAGAGTACGCATTCGTAGCTAACATACACGACGAGTTCCAAGCAGAGGTGACACCTGATAAAGCAGAAACGTTTGGTAAGTTAGCAGTTGAATCTATACAACACGCAGGTAAACAACTGAAGCTGAACGTACGTTTAGACGGTGAGTTTAAGATCGGTAACAACTGGGCGGAGACACATTAATGACAGAGATAGAATATGATATGTACACTACCCTCGCCGATGTCTATGATAAGCAAGACCTTACAGTTAACTACGACTGGAGACAACAACACAACGATAAGATGCCAAGTTCAAACGCACAAAGAATAGGAGCGATAGCAGAGACACGGTTCATAACAGAATGTTTAGAGCGGGACTTTGAACCACACGTACCTACCACTCCTATGCCGTGGGACTTTATTGTTCACTGCCCAGCCGGAGACCTGAAGGTACAAATCAAAAGCACAAGCGTTCGGGACAAGTCAGCTTACACTGTTAACTCTTCATGCGGAGCATCTGTAAAAGAACACATGTCGGATGATATTGATATTGTAGGTATTTATATCTCTCCATTAAAAGAGTGGTGGATGATACCGAGGTCATTGATAAACAGTAAGACGATCAAGCTATACCCTGACAACCCAAGCAAATCTAAATACAAGAAATACCAAAACAACTGGAGTGCCTATTATGAGTAAAACCAAAACAACATTGCTGATCGACGCTGATGTCCTCGCTTTCGAGGCATCGGTGGTCGCCGAAGAATCAATACATTGGAAGGACGAACTGTGGACG